ACCAGCTTTACTTCGTCGCCCTTCTTGGCGAGAACCATCTTCTTTTGCTTGGCACCAGCGGGCGCGTTCACAGGCTTGTCGAAGCCGGGGAACTCGTGGCCGCGATAGACGATCTTGCCGCCCTCACGCTTCAGATTCGATGCTTTCATCGGAGCTCCTCGTGATGACTACTTCGAGCTCGTCCTTGAGCGCGAGGCTGTCCTCAACAGATTTCTTGGGCGCTGGCTCGTTTGTAACCTCGATCCAACGACCGGATTCAACAAGCTCGCGGTCGTACACGGCCATCTTGCCGGTACGCACATTTCGCATGAGCTTTGACATTCGTGTTCCTCAAAAGAAACCGCCCCAGGTTTCCCCAGGGCGGTTAAGGGCGAGGGAGGAAAATGGAAAGAAACCCCCCTCACTCACAGGAGGGTATTAACCCTTGACGGCAACCATGTTCACCAGAGCCTCGGGCTTGATGACGTTGTAGCCGTACACGTTCAGACCACGGACGATGTTGCCGAAGGTGGACTGAGCGCGGAGGGTTTCCACGTTGGTCATCTGCGAAGCGAAGGTGATGGCGTCACGGGTACCAGCCATGACGTAGCTGTCGCCGTCGTTGGTCTTGGGCAGGTTGTTCGACACGTAGACCATGAAGCGGTCGATCATGCCGAGCTTGCCGTTACGCAACGGGGAGACAGAGTCGCCAGTCAGGTAGGCTTGCTTGAGGTCAGAACGCTTGACCATCGAAGCCATCCAGGCGGGGATAACCAACCAGCGGCCATCTTCGGGGACGTTCTGCTCGTCGAGAACCTGACCAGCATCCAAGAACAGGTCGAGGATGTTGGAAGAGGTCACGGCGCGGGGAGAAGCGTCGGTGCCGAGGTTGATGTTGCCGGAGATCACACCAGCGGTAGCGCCCTTGTTGGCGGTGGCGGCAGAAGCCTTCACGCCGTTGAGGACGTCAGCGTCGATGGCGATCTTCATCTGGGTGGTGGCGTCGTTGGTGAAGACGTCCATCAGCTTGATGTCGGTCTGCACAGCATCGACGTCGTCCAGCACGACTGCGAAGTACTTGCCCTTGTCGATCAAGAGCTCGACGGGGGTGGAGTCAGGCACCTGATTGGTCAGGTTCTGGCCCTTGGTGTACGAGTTGATCGTGATGGTGGGGATGGTGCGGATGTGAACCTTGTCGCCCTGACCCTTGATCTCGCCTTCCCAATCGGTGTTAGCGATCTCGGAGAAGACGGTGGTCTTATAGAACTTGACCTGGAGCTTGCCAGACCAAATCTCGGGGATGAAGTTACCGCTGTATTGCGTATAGCCGCCGCTTGCGGGAAATGCCATGATGAATCACTCCTAAAGTTGAAAAGGTTTGTTGAAGGTCATCGGATGCGACCTTCGATTTGAGCCGCCATGAGGTCGGCTTCAATGGCTACTGCGTCGGCGTCACTGATCTTCCCGGAACGTTGCCGCGCATAGAAGTCGGCCACCTCGGCTCGCGTCCAGATCTTTTTGGCTGGAGGAGCGTTGGGTGCCTTGTTCGTCGGCGGGACGGTTTGGGATTCCAGCGATGCGTTTGCATTCGCCGCCCACGTTGAAGATGTCTTCTTGAACGCATTGAAGAACTTCGCGGTGCGCTCTGCATCCCGAGCACGCTCTGCGTTCGACAGGAGATTCTGTTTACTTGCCCCCGTGAGCTCGTCCACCTCCTCCAGCCAAGCAAGGAACTTGGGGTCTTGGTTGACTTGCTCCCAATCGGGAACCAGTGCAGTCAGGGTCTTGAAGAAGTCCGTCTCGACCTTCTGAGTCGTGACATTGGATAGCGAGTCGATGCGGCTCTTGAGGGCGTCGATCTCCGCTTGCTTCGCCGCGAGCTCTTCACGAGCGATGCGACGGGCTACGTCGATCAGACCCTCGCCGTACTCCTCGATCTCCTCTGGCTTGACCAGGGCTTCGGGCGGCTTGGCATTCTTCAGCACCTCGAGGTCGTGCTCGAGTTGCTGGAGTCTGTTCTTCAGATCCTTGTTCTCCGCCGAGAGGCGTGGAACTTCCGAGTTGTACTTGCCCTGCAATACCTTGTAGCGGTGTTCCAGTTGCTCGTCCTGTCCGGATGCAGGAGGAGTTGTGGAGTCGCCTTGGGGTGCCGGGGTTTCCGGTGGCGTGGCGTTCGGATCAGCCGGGGGCTGACCTTGTTGCTCGCCTGACTCGTTCGGTTGCTGGCGCTTCAGCAGTTCTTCTTGAAGTCTGTTGGCCTTTTCTTCGGCTTCCAGGACAGCGCGTGGTAAAGATGACATTGATACTCCGTGAGCCGAAGACGGTCGCGTTCGAGCCTCGCGGTGTTCGAGCGATTCGTTCGGTGTTCAACGGTTGCTGGTTAAAGGGCCAGCCCCTTTTGCGGCAGAACGCCGCTAACAGACCGACGGCCTGTTACCGCGATCTGCGGAGAGCTTCTCCGGAGTCCTTGGCTTTATCGAGGAAGTCGCCAACAGCCTGTGCGGCTCCCTGTTGCCACCTGGACAGAGTTTCGTCCTTGGTGTTGCAGGAGTCGCGATACAGGTCTTGCAGGGATTCCTCGAGCCAGGTTCGGATGGTCTCGAATTGCAAGTTGCCCTGTAGCGATGACAGGGCAACTAAAACCTCGTGTGATGGTTTCTTCAGCAAACCATGCCGCCTTTCGGGTGGGTCGGCGTGGCGATCTTGCTGTTCATCTGATCCTTCGGGCCGGTGACGGTCTTGGGATCAACTTGATAGGGAGCGGCCTCGGGCTTACCGCCCTTGCTGTTGTCAGCACGTTGCCACTCTTGAATGTCGTTGGGCGAAAGCTGTTCCATGTGTTGCCTCACTTCTTTGCGTTCATGCGGACAGCAACGCCGTAGGTGTTGCAGTTGCCCACCATTCCGCCGTCGGCCATCTTGGCCATCGAGCCATACTTCTCAGCCGACAGCTTGCCGCTGGCGAGCGCCTTGCCCTTGGCCATGAGCTCCTTGGGATTGGACTTCTCGCCCTCTTTCTTCTCCTCAGCCATTTCCTTGCGGACGTACTGCTTGGGAGAAACTTTGCCGGAGCGCACTTGCTTGGCCTCGGCCATTTCCTCGGCCTTGGTGTCCTTGCCGGTGAACGGCTTGACCTTGCCACCGTCGGCGTAACCGGCGGGGATCATTCCCTTCATGGGCTTCATGGGCTTCTTCATCATGCGATTCCTTGCTGTGGTTGGACGGTGTTCATGTCAGCGGGCGGTGGTGCGGAGTCGCCACCGACACCGGCTTCGGCTGGTGCGGGCAACTGTTGCTGTTGCATCTGTTGCGCTTGCATGGCCTGTTGAATCTGTTCCTGCTTGAACTTCATCATGTCCACGGTGGGCACCAGCTTGTCGGTGTCCATCTGGAGACCCTTCGCCATTTCGCGCAACAGGTAGGCGCGACCCTCGGGGCCCAGGATCTGGAGATCCACCGGGTTCGAGGTAGCCGCCAGGAATTCGTTGCGGCGGACGTTGATCTGTTCCTTGTGAACCAGACCCATCGCTCCACGCGCCACAATCTTGAAGTCGCCTTTGATGTACGGGTCGGGGTTGTACATCATGTTGTGGACGTAGAAGCGGTTGACCACCATCGTGACCACATGGTCGACGGACAGGATCGCGGCCTTGATGCCCTTGGCGGCGTTGTCCATCAGCATGGACAGACCGGACGCCGTGCGCCCTGCGCCGGAGCCACCGCCACCCGCGCCATACACATAGTTCGGGATGCCGGTCACTTCGTCGGCCTGACGGACGAACTGGTTGTAGATGCCCATCAGTTCCGCCGCCTTCATTTCAGGCATGAAGAAGCGGATGGCTGGCTGGTTGCCACCGGTCTTGTCCGAGGTGGTCTGCCAGATCTTCCACGGGTACATCTGCGTGAGCTCCTCGCCATCGGCGAGGCGGTCAACGGCGACGTCAACCTGCGGGCCAGACGCAATGCCCATGTTGTTCGCCAGCGCACGAGCGGCGGCGTTGCACATGACCTGGACGTCGCGCATCACCTCGGGCAGAGCCGTGCCCCAGAACGCGCCGGGGATCTTGCGCCACTGCGCGATCTCGTAGGGGCGGCGACCCAACGGGTCAGGGTTGATGACGCACTTGATGACGTAGGAGCCGATCTGCCAAGCGTTGACTTCGTACACCTTGGTCGGGTCAACGTCCTTCATGCCCCACTGGATGAGCATATCGCCCATCACCGGGCCCCAGAACTCGAG